CTACAAGGAGGAACTGTTCCGGGCCGGGTTCTGGTGCGGAAGGAACATAAGGGAGATTCTGGAAAAGACGGGGGGAACGGATGAAAACGGAGAAGCTGACTGAGAACAGGGGGACGTATGAGGCCGATGATGACGCAGCCGGAGCCTGAGCTCTTCCCCACGACATGCATCCCTTACTGCGACGGAAACGAGTGCGACTGGAGATGCGGATTCGCGGCGACGATTCTCCAGTACTTCCGGGCGGAGGGGAACTATTACCCGCAGAACTTCCCCTACGGAATTCCGGATTTAGTCGTGGAAAGGATACGGCGGTCGGTGCTTGAGGGGAAAATCCCCGGGGACTTCTCGAAGACCCTGGGCGTGGTGAATGAATTTGAATAGAGAGGGGGAAAGGAAAAGGCATGATAGTTGACTGGAACAAGGAGACGGTAAGACGGGACGGATACTTTCAAGCATTGCTTGACGTGAAGAACTGGTTTGCCAGACATTCCGTGTCACTCAAGAATAACAGGATGTACAATCAGAACGGAATCAGCCTCATATTGTCCGCGATGGCTGACAACGCGGATTATATGTCGGAGGTCGCCGAGGACATGGATATGTATTACGACAAGGAACAGAAGAAGCTGGTAGTGCAGTGACACAGCAACAGGAGGGGGACATGAATTTTTTCACTTTTTGGGCCTTAAACGCCCTAAAAATTTACAACGAAAGTACACTAGGAGAGAAAAGAATCGTAAAAGGGCAAAAGGAAGGGCAATGCATGAACATGTATGAGAGATACAACAGCAGGGAGCTTCCGGCGGAAATCCAGCGGCAGGCGGAGAGCTTCGCGTGGGAAGGGAAGAGCTACAAGGAGGAACTGTTCCGGGCCGGGTTCTGGTGCGGAAGGAACATAAGGGAGATTCTGGAAAAGACGGGGGGAACGGATGAAAACGGAGAAGCTGACTGAGAACAGGGGGACGTATGAGGCCGACCATGAGGCGAGGTGCTGCTGGAATTGCAGGCACGCATACTCACGGTTCAACCTGTCGCTCTTGTGCAAGAATCCGGACGAGTGGGTGATGGAGGCGGCGGTGGAGCCCGTGGGATGCTGCGACAGCTGGGAGAAAAGAGGAGAAGAGAATGGGTAAATCCGAGTACCAACAAATGATAGAGAATTGTCGTGAAGGCTTATACGTAGTGGATATAGGGCATACAAATGTCGTTTGCAATAAATACGGATATGTTGTTTTTCATGGCGTTAAAAAAAAAGTTGATGAGTATTTATTCAACCATAAAAATCAATTAGAACTAGACTTTAGGGAGGAAAATAATGCTTGAGGAAAAAGCTGAGGAATATGCCAAAATTGTTTTAGAAGAGAGCCACAAGATGTCCTAGCAACTACAAGTTTGCCGGAAACAAAAGTGAAGTAGTTAAACAGATAGGCAACGCAGTGCCGCCAGGATTTGCAAACGCCCTGTTGTTAGCATATTTAGAGGAGATTGCATAGAATGACAAAGGAAGAGTTTGAAGAAACAAAAAAGCTAAAGGAACTTTCAAAAAAGTACAAGGGTTGCAGGTGTTCCCAGTATTGCTCTATCTGGAACAGTGAGGACAGGGACTGCGAGATAATGGGGGAACATCATCTGTCGCCGTCAAGATGCAGATGGTTCCTTATGCAGGAATTGAGAAGGGAGAGGGAGGAGAGGAAATGAAGCCGTGGCATGAGGAACTGGACGCGGCAACAGTCCAAAGAATAAGGACATACTCAGCGTTCAATGACAACACGTCAAAGAATCTGATGGTGCAGACGGCAATGGAGGAAGGCTACAGGCTTGCGGAATCAATCTATCAGGAGCAGTTAATCAAGTATATTGATTATGTAGCGGAACGGAAACTGGAAGAAGATTTTTGCAAGTACAAGGAGGCGAGTGATGGATGCAACTGAGAAAAAGGCGTTTGTCGAATGGATTGAGGATAACGGCGGCGAAGGGGGCAAGTTATATATGACGTTCTCGGATGAGGAACTTGAGAAAATATTCTTGACCGCATACGAAAGGGGGAAGCATGAGAAAGAGCAGAGGGAAAATGACGAACTTGAACAAGAATCGCCAGAGAATCGACTTTCTTCTTAAAAAACAAGAAAAACTCTTAAATTTAGATAAGGAGGATTTAGAATGACAGACGAAAATAACTATGTGTCAATGAAAATTTCAAAAAGAGCTGTTGATATGTGCATCGCTTGTTATGAAAATTTGAAGTCAAAGGGACTTAATGATGTGCAAAATATGATGTTTCTGATTGCATGGATTGCCGGGATTGCACGGGCCAACGATGAAGACATTATCTTGGATGATGTCTTTATACAGAACATGAGGAATGAGATTGACAAATACGAAAAGGGAAATCAGCCGCCGGAAAAACCGACGGCTGAGCACGAGAGCTAGGCGAGGCACATCTTGACGAAGAAGTGGGACGGCTTCAATCCGCTTTCCTCAATTCTTGCCCTGATCGCCTCGTATTCCTCCGGGGAGCATGAGAAGCTGAACGTCTTGTACTTCCTCCCCGTGGCGGGACGTCCTTTCCCCGCGTTGCTTCCCTCCCTGAGGCCTCCCCAGTTTTCGGAGTAGGTGCGACCCTCCTGCTTCGGTTTTCCTGCCATTGCTACCCCCAGATTTTCCATGCGATGAAAATAATCACGGCGATTATTATCCCACGGATTATTCCCCGGACGATGATTTTTGCGGTACTTGACATAAGCCCCCCTTTTGGGGTAAATTATGGACAAACGGCGGGGCAGCCTTTAGACCAGCCCCGCCCCCCTGTTAACCGAAAATCATTCGGATAACCGCCTCAGCGATTACCGTACTGACTACGGTTACAAGGATTTCTGCAAGAGCCCTGCGAAGTGCTTCTCTCACTTTGCGGGCTTTTTTCTTGCCCTTGCCCATAAGTTACCCCCTTTAACAAAGATTTCAACCGGCGCGACGCGCCTTATGTTTATAATATACAATAAATTTTACATTCTGTCAATAGTTTTACACAAGAAATTTAAAAAAAAGTGACTGTATGTGTATGGAAAACAGAAAGAAAAACGACGAATTCAGGAAGATTGCCGAGAGGCTGATTGAGACTGAGCCGGAGCTTGCCGCAGTCCGGGGAAGCAGTGTCCGCATCACATACCTTGAGAGCGACAAGGAGAAGAAGAGCACCAGGGAGAGAATCGTGCAGGGTGAGTGCGAGAAAGTTGCGTCCAAGAACCGCTGGGCGATTCCGAGCGACTTCACGATCACGCTCTACAGGCCGAACATCCAAGGAATGACGGAGGAGCAGGTCTCAATCCTGCTTTTCCACGAGCTGCTGCATGTCGGAATCTCTGTCGGGAAGAAGGGGGAGGAGACCTACTACGTGAGGCGGCACGACCTCTCCGACTTCAAGGCCATAGTTGACCGCTTCGGCACCGGCTGGGCGGATCGAAAGGAGAAGTGAGACGATGAGACTATTCGGACTTGAGATCAGGAAGGCGACGAAGAAGCTGCCCGTTCCTGAATACACATACCCGAGGCTCAGACCGAAGGACGGAAGGATGTCGGTGTCTGACATCATGGCGAACGCCACCGCGAACGCATGTGTCGGAATCATCTCGGACGCAGTGGCTTCCCTCCCGGTCGGAGTGTACAGGAGGGAGAAGGGCGGCGGAAGGCGGCTTGAGGACGGCTCCCCGCTCTACAAACTCTTGAAGTACAAGCCGAACGCGAACCAGCACACAATCACCCTGCTCAAGCAGATAATGGGGCATCTGCTCTGCCGTGGGAACGCATTCGTTTTCAGGGAGTACGACGGCGCGACGCTCTCAGGAATCTACGAGCTCAACCCGGAGCTCATGGAGATAAAGCGGGACGAGTCAGGCAGGGGCTACTGGTACCGCTATTACCTTGACGGCAAGACCTACGACCTCACGGGCGACAGCGTCCTTCACATCCCGGCTATGGTGTGGGACGGCGTGTGGGGCCTCTCCCCGATTGAGTGCGCGACCAAGGCGGCAAGACTCGGAAATACGATGGACGACTACGCTGAGCACGTCTTTGACGGAGGCATCCACTCGAAATTGAAGGTCACTGTCCCGAAGAGCGAGCGGAACTTCACCGAGGATGACGCACACAAGCTCAAGCAGAGGCTCCTCCAGGCATACGGCGGTGTCGAGAACGCGGGGACACCCTTCATACTCACGGGCGGAATGGAGGCCGATGCGCTCACGCTCCCCGACAACTCGGGCTCACAGCTCGTCGAGAACAGGACGTACAGCTCGAAGGAGGTCGCAAAGATTTTCCGTGTTCCCCTCTCAATGCTCGGGGAGTCCGACGCGAAGTACAACAACAACGAGCAGCAGGCAAGGAACTTCCTGCAGAATACCCTCAACCCGTGGCTCAGGCTCCTTGAGCAGTATTTCACGGACATGCTGCCCGTCTATGACCGCGAGGACTGCTACGTCGAGTTTGACCGCAACGCGATGCTCCAGGCAGACAGCAACATCCGCATAGAGAACTACGTGAAGCAGTTCACGAACGGACAGCTCACCCTTAACGACATCAACCGCATGGAGAACCGCCCGCTGATTGACCCGTCCGTGGGAGACGTCCGTTTCGCCCCAGTCAACCTTGCGCCCCTCACGGCTGAGTACGTTGACTCCTACATGGCGAACCAGAAGGCACTCGCAGCATCCGGGGATAAAAAAAAAGAAGTCTGACAGCCGAGAGCCGTTCCTTCGACGAGGGCGACCATCCGAGGGATGAGAAGGGACGGTTTGTCAGCAAGACCCTTGACGCGGCTGGGAAACGTTTCCCCGGAGAAAAATGGAAGGAAGAAAAAAAGTGACTGTATGTGCATGAGCAATGATTTCAACTTGGAACTTTTTGAGCCTGAGCCGCCGATAAAAGCGGAATACAAGAGCTATGACGAATGGATAGAGCATTTCAGCTTCAATCCGAAGACCACCGACGAGTGCTGGACTCCCCCGGATGTATACGATGCAGTCCTTTCCTACGTGGGGACGCTGATTGACATGGACGGCAGGGCTGTAATCAGGCCATTTTTCCCCGGCGGCAGCTATGAGCGCACGGAATATCCGAAGGGATGCGTGGTCGTGGACAACCCGCCGTTCTCAATGTTCTCCAAAATAACGGGGTTCTACAGGGACAGGGGCATACTGTTCTTTCTCTTCGGCCCAGGACTGACCATAGGGAGCGGAAAGGGGAGCCTAGTAATAAGCGGATCCTGCGTAAGGTACGAGAACGGCGCGTCCGTCCCGACCGAATTCTGCTCAAACATTCCGGGACTGCCGATGCTTATGACCGCCCCGGAACTGGGAGACATGATAGCGGCCTGCGACAGCCAGAAGCCCAAGGGAAAGAAACTGAAATCCTACAGATTCCCGGAGGAGCTCCTTTCGGTCTCCGACTTGCGGACAATGGCAAACGGAGGGGTGCATTTTGAGGTGACGGATTGCGTCAAAATCAAAAAACTTGACAATCACAAGGATCTTTTCGGCTACCACTGGCTGATTTCACAGGCACAGGCACAGGCACAGGCACAGGCACAGGCAAAGGCACAGGCAAAGGCACAGGCACAGGCAAAGGCACAGGCACAGGCACAGGCGGCAATTCCGGTGGAGCTGTCCCCTTTCGAGCAGTCCCTTGTTGCGGGGCTGGAAGAATGATGTGAGTATCTACAATGAGCCGTGTGTCGGTCATCCGTCATACGGCTTTTTTTTTATGGCCTCAAAATCCCGGAAATATCCTTCACCATGTTGAAGCCGCGCATTAGGAAGGTGTTCTCCGCCTGGAACCTGATTCCGGCGACAGTGATTGACGGATTCCCGATTTTTATTCCGAACCGCCTGTATTCCTCCCCGTCTGAGAACGGGTCGTCCTGGTCGGGCTCCCCGTAATCCTCCACCTCTATCCCGGTGACATATCCGTCCCGGACAAGGAGGTCAAGGATCCGCGCGAACCTGTTTTCCGAGATCCCGAACCGCTCCGCCGTGAATCCCTTGCGGTCAAACGTGTCATCGTCAAGGCTCTTCTCAATGTGCCTAAGGATCCGGCACATAACGCTGAATGTGGTCTTCATAATGAGATTTTCGGTGTCTTCCTTCATGCAAATACAGTCATTTTTTTAGGCTGTCACGTCAGCGGAAATTCCGAGTTTTTTGAACAGGGATTCCTGCAATGTCTGGCTAAAATTGATTGAGGCTTTCTCGGCGCGCACGGACAGCCATTCAGGAATCGTGACGTTCTTCCTGACAAACTTCCCGCTTCCTGAGATGTCGCAGGAAATGTAGGTCGTGAAACCGCCGTCTTCTGCATGAAGGCCAGTGATTGCGCTGGCTTTCGGGAGCTCACAGCCTCTCTCAAGCAGTGATATGACATACCCCTCAAGGGCTTCCCTTGCGTTCCCCACGATTTCCAATTCCGTGTCGCCCTGAGAGAAGCACCCCTCCAAGTCCGGGAACTCGCACCAATAGCCGCCGTCCTCAAAATGGCAGATTGCCGGATAAACAATATTCATAAATCTATGCTCCTTGCGGGCCTGCGCCCGCATTTTTTTTACTTTAGTCCCGCTTTCTTTAGGATTGCGGTTTCTAACCCCTTTTTCATATCCTTGCCATGTACCGGCAGGGATATTGTCTGGTTGCCTTTTACCAGGATGTGGTGGCTTCCGTTAATCCTGTCCACTACCCATCCGTTCCTCTGCAAAAGGCTTAAAAGATCTTTGTCTTTCATGCTTATAATATAATACGTATAATACGTATTATCAAGAGTTTTTTGAAAAAAAACGCGGAATTTTTGCATTTTTCTTGAAAAAAAGCCGGAATTTTCGGTTTTTCAGCGAAAAAAAGTGACTGTATGTGCAAGGGGGACATCATGTTTTCAATACTTTTGGCAAGGAACGGGGCCTCAACGCCCCTGACATGGGACTACTACAAGGAGTCGGGCGCGGTCTACGTGGCTCCCACTCTTGAGGCCGTCCAGTCGAAGGTGCAGGTGCTCGCGGGCACATACCCGGTGGACAAGATCCGCGTGGTGAAGAACTGCACAATAGCGGCCGGCGTGACAGTCACCGTTGACGGGGAGGACGTGACTCCCGGAACTGAAGGAGGAGAAGGATGAAAAACATCTTCATTTACATCGGGCTTGCACTGGTCGTGGCAGGAGCCGCAATCGGAGCCCTTACCGGGATTCCCGCCGCGCAGTGGATTGAGCTCGCGGCCTGCGCAGTGGGTCTCGCCACCTGCATAATCTCAATCGTCAAGAAGGACGAGAAGAGGGACTGGAAGCTGTGGGTCGCACTCGCAGCCGTGTCGGTGGGAACAATCCTGCTCGTGTGGGCGGGAATCAGCGACAGCATCATACAGAGCGTCATAACGGCGGTAATCGCCCTTGTGGTTCTTGTCACAGGGCTTTTGCCGGTTCTTTTTAAGAAGGAGTGATTATGGTCAGGCAGCTTCTTACCCGCTCCCTTCCGTCGTCCCTTGAGGTGAGGGAGGAGGAGGGAAAGCGGCACATAACGGGGGTGATCCCCTATGACAGCCAGTCGGAGGACCTGGGCGGATTCCGTGAGGTCATCAGGAAGGGGGCGTTCCGCAAGACACTCCTTGAGGGGGACGCCCGGTGTCTCTGGGCGCACAACACTCAGTACGTGCTGGGAAGAAGGAGCGCGGGGACACTCACCTTCGACGACAGGGACGACGGGCTTCACTTCGACTGCACCCTCCCGACCTGCTCATGGGCATCGGACGTGTACGAGACCGTAGGACGGCGCGACGCTCCGGGAGTGAGCTTCGGGTTCTACGTCATCAAGGACTCGTGGACCAGGGGGGAGAAAAAGGAGCCAGCTCTCAGGGAGCTTCTTGAGGTGAGCCTCCTTGAGGTCAGCGTGGGGGTGGCGTTCCCGGCATATCCGGCAAGCGACAGCCTCTCAAGCACGAGGGACATCCTGGGACGCGCAGGAATTGACATGGACAAGATTGCCGCCGCGCTCGTAAGGTGCGGATGCAACGGAAATAAATGCGGGGAGGATGACGCGGAGACGATACGCTCAGCCATCGCGTCCCTGCAAGGACTCCTGCCGGAGAAAGGCAAGAATGAGAGCGCGGGCGTGGAAAGCGAGCCGGAGGAATCCACTCGCACCAAGCCGGAGAAATCCACTTGGGACGCGCGCGCGAGGGAAATCGAGCTTCTTGAGGCCGAGTCAAAGATTTTATGAAGGAGAAAACAATGGGAAAGTTCGAGAAACTGTCTCTCCAGGAGATGATCGACACCCGCGAGCACACAATCAAGGAGATGCGCTCGCTCAATGACGGATGCACCGGCGAGGACGGAACGGTCCGAGAGTTCACCGGCGACGAGGAAGTCAAGTACCGCGCGATGGGGGATGACGTGAAGGAGCTCACCGCCCTCATCTCAAAGTGCAAGAGAGAGAATGAGCTCAAGGGATTCACCTCCGACCTGCCTCTTCCCCAGCCGCAGCAGGAAAACCGCGGCGACAAGAGGATGGAGGAGTTCCGGGGCTTCCTCCGCGACGGTAAAGTCGAGAAGCGCGACACCCTCGTGATTGACGGCTCGGGGGCGTCCGCTGCCGTGCTCGCGCCGGAGGAGCTCGTGAAGCAGATCCTCATGCCCGCAAGGTCGGATCTCACCCTGCTGGGCAAGGTCTACACCGTCCACCTCAACAAGGCGGCATCCCTGGGAGTGCCCTACGAGAGCGCGGACGCATCCGACGCAAGCTGGACAACCGAGGTTCCGGCAAGCCTCACGGCAGACGCGACGCTCGCTTACGACAAGAGGGAACTGGGAGCTAACATGCTCATCAAGCTCATCACCGTCTCTGACAAGACATTGCAGACCAACGCCTTCAACGTCGAGAGCCTCATCGCGGACAAGCTCTCCTACAAGATGAGGGCCGCGCTTGAGAAGGCCGTGTGCGTGGGAACCGGAAGCGGACAGCCCCTCGGCCTTTTCGTGGCGAACTCAAGCGGAATCCCCGCGTCGGCTGACTTCACTGCCGCGAACACGAACAAGCTCACGGGCGACGACATCATCAAGGCGAAGCGCGCCGTCAAGAGCATCTACCGCTCAAGGGGCTCATGGCTCTTCCACTCCGACGTGGTTACGGACCTTCTCCTTCTCAAGGACAAGAACGACCAGTATCTCTGGCGCTCAGGCCTCACTGAGAACGACCCGGACATCCTTGACGGATCCCCCGTCATCGAGAGCGAGTGGGCTCCCCACACCATGACCACTGGTCTTTACTGCGGAATGTTCGGCGACTTCTCCAAGTACTGGATGACAATGGTTGACTCCATCGCAATCCGCAGACTTGACGAGAAGTACTACCCGAGCGTGGGATTCTCCGCCAAGACATACGCCGACGGCCAGCCTGTCATGCCCGAGGCATTCGCACGCATCAAGCTGGCGTAAGGCATGGGCGACAAGAAGAAGCCCCTTCCCCCGGATCCTGAGAAGACGACGGAGGGAGGAAGCAAGACCGTGCGCGCGATGTTCACCGAGACCGTGACAGGCGGAATCGGACTGTTCGAGCGCGGCAGGGCATACGAGATCCCGGAAGCGTCTTTCACCGAGTGGGAGAAGGCCGGGATCTGCGGTCGTGCGAAGGAATAGGAGACCAAATGGACGAACGCTACATAACGGTCAAGATGCTTGAGGAATTCACGGGCAAGTACCCCGAGGAGGATGCCTCCATGCCGCAGGTCTACGTTGATGCCGCGATTGACACCGTGGCGAAGTACCTGAGGTATGACCCGCAGGCATCCGAGCTTGAGTTCCGCACGTGGGGGGACGGGACTGAGACCATAGTGCTCCCCGCTCCCTGCCGCGAGCTTGTTGCCGTATGCGTCGCGGGAGTCGAGCAGGACATCACGGAATGGGAGCCGTCCAGAAACTACCTGAGGCACCGCCTCCAGTCCGGTGAGCTGGAGATTTTCGACAGCCACCAGAAGATTGAGGTGAGCTTTTCGGGAGGGTACGCCCCCGTTCCCCAGAAGATAGTGACGGCCGCGCTCCAGCTCGCGTCCCTGTACTGGGAGAGCGCGGGCGGAAACCTTGCCGTCTCAAGCACGTCCTACGCTGACCAGGGAACCAGGGTGTTCAACAACTTCACCGAGTCAAGGTTCCTTGACCAGATAAACGAGTGGAGGATCCACAATGTCTAGCGGATTCCTGAATGCCGTGGTGGACGCGTCCGACACGCAGGAGACGCTTAAAAAAATCCAGAGGGCGATTCCGTCCGTGGAGGCAAAGGCCCTGCGGCTCGTGGGACGTCTCACGGCCAAAGAGATGAACAAGAGCCTGAGAGGTGCCGTCAACGCGCGGGCGCACTCAATCCTCGCGCACAGATACGCATACCGCATGACGCAGACGTTCAAGTCCGGGAAGCTGAGGAACCACACCCTCACGGTCTCCCCGCACACGTCCGGGGAGGAGGCGGGAAGCCTGATAATCCCCGTGATACATGCCCTGAACTACGGCTATGACATGGGGAGCGGAAGGGGCCCGCACATAATAGGGCGCGGTTTCATCCAGTCCGGGGACGCATACGTCGCGTCCGACAGGTACTCCCAGGACGTGCAGAAACTTGTGGACAAGGAAATCGACAGGCTGGAGAGGAAACTCTGACGGGGGCGAGGGATGCTAGGAACTTTTGAAGCTGTCAAGGATTACTTAATAACTGGAATGGGACCGGTTCTCAAGTCGATGGAGACGGAGGACTGCCAGCTTCCGGTTCCCGAAAAGAGAAACATAATTTTCGGGACGTGCGACCTTGGAAAGAACGAGGCTAAGGTTCTTGTGTGCGTGGTGCCCGACACCGAGCACGAGTACACGGGGGACCTCTCCGCCGGGGTCGTTGAAGGAAAGATGGTCGTGTGCTTCGCATTCCGGGGGCTTCCGTATGAGAGGCTCATGGAGCGGATGGACAAATACGCGGAGGCATTCCGCATGTCGGTGAGGGCTGACGGCTCCCTCGGGGGCGGCGTGCTTGACGCTGACATCGGGGAGACCCAGTATTTCCCGGACGCGGGACCGACGCACGGCACGGTTACGGTCGCCGAGATTGAGCTGACCGTAAGGACAAAGGAGAATCTGGCGGCGGGAATCGACCCGTTCGCATAGGAGGAATAAAAATGACTGGAATGGTCAAGAAGTACCATATCGCGCTCTTCCTTGAGGGAGGCACCGCGCAGAACCCCGTGTGGGTCAGAATCAAGAAGTCAACGTCTTTGCAGCTCTCCCTCAACCCGGAGACGCAGGAGTATGACTACATCACCGACAAGAACCCGACCACCGAGGTCATCAGGTACAAGCCCGCGCTCAACCAGCCGGTGACCATGTACAAGGGTGAGGGGGACTACGCGCTCGCGTGGGACAAGTTCTACACCCTCAAGACCGGAGAGAAGGCGAAGACAAACGTCCTGATTGTCTTCATGCAGGAGGATGTGACCCGTACGGTGAGCGAGCAGGAGATCACCGCGTACAAGGCATGGAAGAACGAGGCGACCCTCTCCGTGTCAGACCTCAACGCCGTGGACAGCACAATCACGCTCGACATCAACTTCGGCGGCAAGATTCTCCACGGCTACGCCTACCCGGACGACACCACCCACGCGCCGGTGTTCGTGCAGGAGGAGGATCCTGACAATGACTGGGTTGACCCCTTCGAGCCACCCGCAGTCACCCAGCAGCAGGGAACAGGCGGAGCCGACGGCGACAACGGCACCGAGACGAACCCATGACGCTTGACCTCACGAAGGCAGTCCTTCCGTCCACAATCTCAGTTGGCGGGAGGACGTACCGCATCAGGACCTGGTTCAAACACTGGCTCAGGTTCCTTGAGATATGCAGGAACCCGGAGGAGGAGCGGGACTTCTCATTCCTTTTTGAGGGGGATGTCCCGGAGGACAAGCCGGCCGCCCTCGCTGAGCTTGAGAAGTTCGCGTCCCCTGAGTCCGAGCTTCCGAGACCGACGGGGGAAGGCGGGGGGAAAGTCCTGGACTATGCGTATGACGGCTCTCTGATTTACTCGGCGTTCATGCAGCAGTACGGGATTGACCTGATTGACGCGGAGGGCTTGCACTGGTGGAAGTTCCTCGCATTGATGGAGGGGCTTCACGGAACCAAGCTGAATGACGTCATGGAGGCGAGGATGTACGACCCCGACGACAAGACGACCTATGACGAGGCGAAGAAAAAGGCTAGGGCCGCGTGGACCCTTGAGGGGCTTGAGACCGGCGCGGAAAAATCGGCGGCTGAGGCTCGCTTCGAGGAGAGCTTCGGCTAAATGCCTCATGGGGCGGAATCGTCGGAATGTGTCGGCGCATAATATATGGGAGGTCTCTTCTCACCTTCCTTCCACGACTCCCCATGATTTGCAAGGAAAAGCATGAGAAGCAGTTTCCATGCCAGCGGGAAAAACGCTGCTGCGACTATAACTACAAGGGCAATCAGGGCAAGTGCTACCATAGGCGGTTCCTCCTGATTCAATTATAACACGGATTGTGAAAAAGGCAAGGGAAAATTCATGGCGAAAGTAAGCGTCAAGATTGACGGCGACTCCAAGGGAGCCGAACAGGCGATAAAAAAAGTAAAGGACCAGCTCGGAAAACTCGCGGACAGCAAGACAGCCCAGGGATTCAACACCCTCACCATAGGAATGACGAACGTCATCGGCATGGCCGGAAAGGCGAAGGAAGCCCTGCAAAAGGTCGCGGCGGCGGTCAACGAGTGCACGGAGGCCTACCGGGTGCAGGCTAACGCCGAGATACGGCTTGAGCAGGCGGCGCGGAACAATCCCTACCTTGACTCATCTTCGGTCACGAACCTAAAGAATTTCGCGTCCGAGATACAGAGCATGACCACATACGGCGACGAGGAGCTCCTTCCCTTCATGGCCCAGCTTGCGGCCGCCGGACGTACCGAAGAGCAGGTCATGGACATAATGAAGGCATCCGTTGACCTCGCGGCAAGCGGCACCATGTCCCTTGACTCAGCCGTCAAGGCCCTGAACGGAACCTACCAGGGAAACCTCGGAACCCTCGGAAAGCAGATAGCCGGGGTCAAGAGCCTCACCAAGGAGGAGCTAGCCAACGGAGCCGCCGTGAAGCTGGTCGCGGAGAACTTCAAGGGCATGGCGGAGGAGACCGCCAAGGCAACGGGGGCGACAAAGCAGCTCAAGAACGCGTGGGGTGACTTCAAGGAGCATCTGGGCTCAGGCTTCGAGGCAATCATCGCTCCGATAAGCAGAGCTATAACAGGGCTTCTTTCGAATGTTAACAGTGCAATTTCCCGATTGAAGCAAGCCAGAGTCGAAGCAAAAATTGATGAGCAGGTGATAAAGGGTAACCTCTCCCAGCTTGATTCAGCGAAAGCGAATGAATCAAGACTTCGTCTTTCTGATCAACAATCCGAAGCGCAGGGAAGAGCGGAGTCCTTGCAGACACAACTGTGGGACAGATACAAAGGTGCCGGTTATTCAGATAAAGATATTCGCCAGGCTCTGCGAAGAATTTTGGAGGATGATTATGACGGCGGCGATGCTCTCGAGGTCGCGTATAAAGATGCTGTAAAAGTCGCAGAGGAAGCGAGAAAGAATTATCAGGCTGGACTTGCAGCTTTCAATCAGGTATTGCGGAATGAGACTGCTTCAAAGGGTGCGGCAGAAAAAGCTGAGAAAAAATCAATTTTAAACTCCGAATTGACAGCCCTCCAACAGGAAGTGCAGAAAGCCAGGGATTCTCTGAATGCGAAGAGATCCGTCGCGGGAAAAGCAGCGATGAACGACTCCAACATGACTGCCGAGGAAAAAAACTACATGCATGAGGCCATCGAAAAGGCCTTAGTCGGAGCCGTAGAGTCATCCGTTGATTCCACGGCACTCCAGAAGGAGGCAATTTACAAGAACCTCCTTGAGGAGATGAAAAAATACCCAGTAACCAGCATACAGGCAAAATCATCCACCGGCTCATCCTCCACCACGGAAAAAGAGCGCGACATCATAGCCGAGGCAATGAAAGCATACGCTGAGGCGGAGAACGAGCTGATAGGAAAGCGGAACCTCACGGGCGGCTACGAGGCGGGCGGCAGGGAGTCCAACGAGTTCCTTTACGACTCCCTCTACAAGATACTTGAGAACATCGTCAAGGAAAATCCGAACGCCATACAGATCAGCGCGTCCGGCAACATGCAGACAGCCACGGGAGACCAGAGGCTTGTTGCCCTCCTGGAGAAATTCAACGTGCTCGCCTCAAGCATGAGGGGCTACGAGAAGGAGGACGCCAACAACGAGATTAAGGAAGTCCTTTTGCAACAGCTGATTGAGACTCAGAATCAGGAAGAGGAAAAGCTGTCCGACATTTTGCAAAAAAGAAAGTCCGAACTGGAGTCCTATGCCCAAGAAGTTGCCGCCATGTACGCGGAGGAATCCGAAGAAAGACAGAACATAGAGACAGTGACCGCAGCGGCGCTGGAGGATCTTGACAAGCAGATAACGGAGGCGAAGCGCGCGGAGAGCAGGGAGCGCATTCAGATAGCCCTTGAGGAAGCCCAGGCTATGACGGCGGCCATGCAGTCATACGTGGACAAGTCGGCGCAGCTCATCAACTATCTCTCCGACCTCAGCATCAAGGCTGCGGACGCGGAGAAAGCCTCCAAGATGGCTGATCTTGAGGAGCAGTACGAGAACGGGCTCATCGCGGAGACCGACTACGTGGACAAGCAGAAGGAAATCGAGAAGGAAGCCGCCGACCAGAAGTACAAGGCCGAGCTGTGGCAGTGGGGAAGCAACATAGCGCAGATGGCGGTCTCCGGGGCTCAGGCAGTCCTGTCCGCGCTCAGCACCCAGCCCATTTATGCCGGAATCGCGATGGCGGGACTTGTCGGCGCAATGACAGCCGCCCAGATGGGAGTGGCAATCGCAAACAAGCCGAAGGCTCCGTCTTTCGCCGAGGGTGGAATCGTCCCCGGCACCTCATGGTCGGGAGACAACGTGCAGGCGAACGTCAACTCCGGCGAGATGATCCTTACCAGGGCACAGCAGGCGGACTTGTGGAAGAGGCTCAACTCAGGCCAGTCCGGGTGGGGAAACGTCGCCGTAAACAATTACATGGGGCGGGACGCAAGCATAAGGACGCGGAGAAATGAGGGCGGCCTTACGATTGACGTGCTTGACGCGCACATCAACAGGCAGATGGCCCTGGGAGGATATGACTCAGGATTTGCGGGGCATGACATGAGCTCCAAGGGGGTGAGATACCTATGACAGTATACAGCTGGCCTTTCGGCGTTCCGATGAAAGCGTCCGGTGTTACCGACAGCCTCGACGACAACCGCGTGGTGACAAAGAGCGAGAGCGGAATCGTGCTCTCATATTCCCGTAACACGTTCACTCCAAGGGTCTGGGATGTCACCATCCACATGACCAGGGCACAGTATGAGACCTTAATTGAATGGTACAGGACGACACTGGGCGGCGGCGCGGGATGGTTCCGCTATCCCGACCTCTCCCTGCTTGACGGCACCCTCGCGACATACATGATGGATTCTAAACCCGAGCCCTCCGGCACTCAGGACTGGATTGACGTGGGCATGAAGTTCAGGGAGGTTCCGGCATGACGGCAGACCAGCTCTACGGCATTCTCACTCATTCAGGAACATACAGCCTCCCGTATCTCTTCCGCTTTCACCATGACAGCTTCGGCACGCTCCTTCTGTGCGGAAACAACGAGGCCATAACGTATGACGGCGAGACCTACCTTCCGGCGAACATAAGCTACTCGCGCCCTAAAAGCCAGAACGGAGTGCTTACGGGGGGAACCCTCACCGCGTCGCTCATCGGAAACTCGCTCCCTGAATTTTTCGCGGCGGGGGATTTCCTCATGTCCGTGGAGGTCGTGGGAGTGGTCGCGGATGGCGGGACGGTGGAGCCGTTCAGGATGTTCCGGCACCGCTACGGTGACATGACGGTATCAGGAATGGAGCTGACAATCTCATTCACTTCGGATGACCGAATGGGAATGACCTTCCCGCCGGACATCTTCGACGCGGACAACAACAGGGGGAACGCATGATCGAAATATCAGACCTTCTCGGAAAACCGTACACGGACGGAGGACGCGGCCCGGATTCCTACGACTGCTACGGAGTGGTGCTGGAGGTCGCGCGCAGAATGGGAGTGGAGCTGACGGACATCCGGCACGAGGGACACGGGCTTGAGCTGTGCGGATTGTGGCCGTCTCTCGGCAAGAACGTGCATCCGGTGGACCATGCGGAGGAGGGCGTGCTCGTGGAGTGCGAGGCGGACGGAGAGCTCCATTTGGGGCTTGCGCTCGACAGGCGGATGATGATACACGCGACATACAACCGGGGAGTATGCGTCCATCCCATGTCGCTTTTTAAAATAAGGAGGCTCTATGGCATCGGTATACAGATATGACGGCGCGGGAAACGACGTATCATTTATCAACATCTCAGGAAAAATCAGTGACTGCATCGACGCTGACTGGGATCAGTACATCCTGTTGAGAGCCGGGGAGAGGGTGACACCCGACCTTGTGCCGGAAGCCTCGGACATAATCTACATGAGGCGCATCCCAAGGGGAACGGCGGTCGCAATCACACTCGGAGTCGTCGCACTCGTGGGAGCCGTGGGCGCGGGAGTATACTCTTATGTCCAGCAGAAAAAAATCAACGAGTACCAGGAAAAGCTCGCGGAGAACCAGAAGAGAATGTCGGCGGGAAGCACCGTGCAGAAGCTCCCGTATGTCCGGGGCGCGTCTAACTCACCGGCGACCGGACACTCATTCCCGTACATCCTGGGAGAGACGCTTTTCACTCCCTACAAGCTCTGTCCCGACCACATAAGCATATCGGGGACGGACGGAGCCGACCAGTACTGGTACATGGTCATGGAGTGCGGTTTCTCCTCCCTGTGCTTCCGAAAGATGATGCTCGGAACAAACAAAATCATCAGCTTCTCAGGCGACACACCCCAGAGCGGGACGTTCAGCTTTGACCAGGGAGCCTACTACGACGCTGGCAACTTCGCCGAAATAAGACAGACCGGAAATTTCACCGAGCCTGAGTTCAACCGCAAGGTGATTTACTCCAACTTCATGGAGGAGATACCGCACCGCCACATCCCCAGCGACGCGACACAGCAGGAGGCGCAGGAGATTGAGGACGAGTGGAGGCGGGGGCTTGTCAAGCAGCTTCCCGACCACGTGATGTCGGTGGAGGTCATAATCATGTTTGACGGACTCCGTAAATTCGACGAGGATGACGGCGCGTGGGTCTCCGCTTCCGCGACGCTCCAGGTACAGTGGACCAACGTTGATTCCCCGGAGGAGTCGGACTGGCACGACTTCGACCTTGCATTCAATCAGAACGGAACGCGCAGCAACTCATTCTCACGGAACGCCCGGAAGCAGCTGAGATACTCCACGACGCAGACTTTCACCCCGGCGCAGACAATGGGAAAGAATGTGAGCGTGAGAATCCGGCGCACAACCCCGAAGTCAAGCGGAACCGCAAAGGACACCGTGTATCTCATGGCCGTGCAGTCATCAATATACGACGCGGAAAAAAGCACCAGTCAGGAATTCGTCCCGGCCATGCCGCTTGAGGCACCCCAGAGGGACAAGTGCACGAGAATCGGAATCAGGATCAAGAGCACTTCCGCCACCGACGGCTACATGGACTCATTCTCCGTAGTCCAGTGCGGCTGCTGCCGTACATGGGACGGCTCAGCATGGTCCGTCGCGAAAGTCCCGGAAAGGAACCTTGCCGCATGGGTGCTTGAGATACTGACAAGCGGAATCCACGAGCCGTCAAGATACCTGGACACAGAGCTTGACCTTGAGACGTTCGGCGAATGGTACGAATACTGCGAGGAAAACGGAATCTACGCGGACGGAGCCGTAACGGACGCGACGGCAAAAAAAGGACTTCTTGAGAAACTTCTTGCCAACGGAAACGCCGCCCTTGTGCAGAACGAGACATCGGGACTCATGGAGGTCGCCGTGGATTCCGGGCGTGATTATCCGGTCGCCCTCCTCACGTCCGACAACATGATCAGCCTGACGGCGACAAAGACCGTGCGCAGGATTGCGGACGGGGTCAAGGTCACATACGTCAACAGGGACGCGGGATATGAGGCGGACAGCGTTACATTCATGCGAGACGGCGGAGGATATGACCCGGCATCCGACACTCTCACCACGACGGCCCTGTCATACATAACGGACTACACGCAGGCGTACCGCAGGGCATGGCGGACAATGGCAGAGGAAATCGCACGTCCCATGTCGGCTACCGTCAAGGTGGGACAGGGCGGAAGTTTTTACCGTCTCTTCGACTGCGTTGACCTGCAGCACGACTCGCTGAGCATCGGACTCGGCCACGGTATTGTAAAATCTCTTGCCTGGACAAACGGAACTCTCTCGCACATTGAGCTCGCGGGATTCGTGGATTTCCCCCAGTCTGGAAGGTGCGGTGTCATAATCAACTGCACGTCAACGCCAGGAGTAATTCCACTTGAGGTGTCGGGAACCGGGCGCACGTCCATTCTTACGGTGGTCACGGAACTCTCGGAAAACGCACGGAAGATTCCCTCTCCGGGTGACACTCTCAGCTTCGGGCTCCTTGACAATGACGGCGGATTCTCGCGCATAACCACCCGGATGCTCATAACGGACGTTTCCCCTGATGATGACGGCTACACGCTCCAGCTCACCGAGTACAACGGGGACGTGTACACCTACGGAACCCTGCCGGAATACCGCTCGAACATTACGCCGCGCCCGGAATCCACGAAGCTCAGCCTGAAAGACGTCCGTGAATATGCCGAGCAGTCGGATGTCTCAGCGGCCATCGCCGCGCTTGAGGCTGGAACCGGAGACACAGCCACACCTCCCGACTCAGTGACCGGATTGTCAGCCACAGCGGGTGAAAAGGGGATAGAGCTCGCATGGAGCGCGCCCGGACGAGGTCTCAAGAACTCCGTCCAAAAATATGAGGTGCAGGTAACCTACGACAGGACTGCGGATGAGCCTGAGTGGGAGAGCGCGGGCACAAGCAAGACGAACTCCTTCTCCTTCATGTTCCAGAGGAGCGTGCACGGCTACCCGGAGGCGGACGCTTTCCAGCCGTGGGCATTCAGGATCCGCGCGGTGAACATATACAATCTTGCGAGCTCATGGACTACATGCACAGTTGACACCACATCATACGGAACGTGGATTCTGGGAGTTCCGAAACTGGAGGACAGGACGCTTGACCGCACGGCCATTCTTTCCCTGAGCGCATCCCCCCAGTCCAACAGGCAGGTTTACGGAAACATCCAGTACCATGTGAGAATCCGCAGGGGACGCATTGACGGCTATCACTCGGTTAAATACTGGATGCACGACACGTCCAATGACACTTACTGGTATCTGCTCACAAACTCACGCTCACCGGATGTGGAGACGGAGAAGGACGCTGCATGGACGGAGGGAACCGAGGCTGATTGGGAGTCTGACGAGAGGACGGATTTCACGTCGGCAAGTGACCTGGACACGGACCATGAGTACAGCTACACCATGGCCGAGCAGATGATTCCGGCTGACACTGAATGGCATGTCCCGGCTTCTGTGGAAGACCCGTATGCGTCATGGCAGAATTACAAGACGGCAACAACTGAGCCAGCATTGCAGAAGGACAGGCATGTCTCAGCTTCATCCACATACACGCAGACACTTCCGCTCTACTTCACTGATACGGTAAGTGACCCGAACAATCCCGTGCTGAACCTTGTGAACACTCCGTATTATTTTGACGTAAGGTGCGTGAACGAGGCCGGAGTAGGCCCCTGGCTTTCCGGTTCCGACAACTGGGCGGCGGGACATGACGGACGGGCCATAACCGCGCTCTGTACGAATTTCCGCGATTTCGTAAAAGCGAACGAGACGGCCCAGAAAGCATACATAACGGAACTTTCTGCGATAACGGCAAACCTTGGTGAGGTGTCGGAGGGCTCCCTTACAGGAGACAAGTTCAACTACTGGCTTCTCTCCAACAGGATAGGCGCAAGGGTTCCTGAGGATTACAAGGGAGCTTTCCGCGTGGGAGGACGTGACCAGTATTTCATGGTGCAGCCGGTGGTCGTTGACGGAGAGATTGTTGACTACAACATCTCGCTTGTAGCCCAGAACATCAGCTTCACGTCAAGCGGCGTTGACATCGGAAACGTGAATCTTGAATCCGGCACATACATCTACAGCGAGCGTGACCCGAACATAAGGCTCCACCTCACGGCATGGGGAATCACCGTCCACAGGAAGATAAACCCGGGCCTTGACTGGACTGGCAACTACACCGAGTGCGGAACCCTTGAGGTAAGGACGAAGAGCGTCAACGGCGTGACAAAATCATCGCTCATAATCTCAAATGACCCCGGACAGGTTGATTTCGGACTGAGCGTCAGTGGCGTGACGGCATATCACTTTAACGGAACCGTGCTTGATGAGAACGGAGCCGACTCAAAGTCACTTGCGCTTGACGTAAGCAAACTTGAGGAAGATGGCGGCTACATCGAGGAGTATGACATCGGCAACGGTCTGTACGGCGGTGAAATCAGCGCGGAGCAGGACACGCAGACTGCGGTTCTGCACAAGATGGACTCCATGTATGTTAACGGCTACAGGGTGACGGATGACGGAAATCGCTATGAGAGCAGCGAGACCTTGAACGACGCGGCATCGACATCGTGGGGGCTGACCGCAGAGCAGGTGGCGGCAAGAATTTTCACGCCGGAGGAGGAATGACATGTACACGACAGTAAGCTATGACAATCTGGACACTTACCTTGCGGGACTGGCCGCCAACACGCAGGACACCCCATACGAGATTGAGATCTCTAATGTGACGGTTTCCTTTTTGCATGGGTATTCGGTTTCAAGACAGGGAACCCTGCAGTATGTGCTCCAGAACAATGCGACAAAATATGTGTCCCTGAAATTCGAGGCTCCGGCAGAATTAACCAGCATAGACTATATGTGCTACGGCTGTACATCTCTCGTCGGAATCGTAGTGACAGGGATGGAAAACGTGACCGTCGCGGGACATGCGTTCTTCGGGTGCACGTCGCTCGCGTCACTCAACCTGCCGACAATGGCAGACGTTACTGATGCAAGCTTTATGTTCAGAGGTTGTACCTCCCTAACATCCGTTGACGTTTCCGGCATGACAAGTGTTACTAATGCAAGCTCAATGTTCTACGAATGTATCTCCCTAACATCCGTTGACGTTTCCGGCATGACGAACGTTACCGATACAAGAGGCATGTTCACCCACTGTACCTCCCTAACATCCGTTGACGTTTCCGGCATGACGAACGTTACCGATACAAGAGGCATGTTCCAGGACTGTACCTCCCTAACATCCGTTGACGTTTCCGGCATGACAAGTGTTACTAATGCAAGCTCAATGTTCTACGAATGTATCTCCCTAACATCCGTTGACGTTTCCGGCATGACGAACGTTACCGATGCAAGCTTTATGTTCACCCACTGTACCTCCCTAACATCCGTTGACGTTTCCGGCATGACGAGAGTTACCGATGCACAAAGAATGTTCCTAGGTTGTACCCGCTTGACAGAGATACACGGATGGTCCGTCCCATCAACAGCTGAGATGACGGACTGCTTCTCCGGCTGCACGGCGCTTGAGGCAATCTACGTTCCCGAACCGTCTCCGGCCGAGTCATCGTGGCGTGCATGGGACATCAGGAAGGACACCGCTAACAACCAGTCGACAGTAACAGTGTACAAGCCTGACGGCACCTCAAATTCCGTGAGCGTCCCATCCGCCGGAACCTACACGATGAAGGTGACTGACAAGGTGGACGAGCTTCTGTTCTCTCCTTCGGAAGAAATTCCAGCCGCCACGATACAGAAAATGCTGCAGACCAAGGCTCCGATTACCGCAAAGGACGCGCTTGATCCGACCAAGGACAATTTCATGCTGCTGGCAAAGGACAGGAGCTCCGCAAGAACCAATGTGACGACGGACGTTATTGAGGCGGGCAACAAACTGCCTCCCACGTCGGAAGCCGTGCGGGCTGCCATCGGATCAGTTGTGCCTGTTGATATTGTGGAACATGGCAACATGAGTGCGGTCACGAGCAACGCAGTGTCCATTTCGTTATCATATTCTACAGAAGAGACACTGACAGGGGGAACATGGATTGATGGCAAGCCAATTTATAAACGAACTTTTGAAGTCTATAAAAACGGTATTCTTAATGGATGGACAAGAAACGGAGTTAACTTCACTTGCTCTGCTGGATTATCCTATATAGACCAACTGATTAAAAACGAGGCTATTACCGACAGATGTATATTAACCTCTTATGGATTTGGCACAGATAATGTACAATACCCAGTAGGTATACGCAGGAGCGGCACCAACGCATTTGAAATCCGGAATGGTGATAGGAATAATTTTTTTGGAACTAAATGTATTCTTACTATAGAGTATACCAGAAAAACTGAATGATTTATTCCATATTCTCATAAAATCGTGCATAAACAGTCACACCTTGAGACTGGTCAAGATAAACAACATCGCCTGTAATTACAGGAATGGTGGTGGTCGTTCTGGATACTGTATAAGAAGCGGTAGAATCAGATGAGCCGATGCCGAACGTAAACCCATTGACGATGATGCTTGGTCTGATGTTGCTTGAGTCATAGTCGCCTCGTGAAAACGCACACAAAATGAATCCATCTTTGGGTATAGTCACGGCATTGGCACTTCCCACCCCGACAGGAAATGATTCGATGGCTCCCAGTTGTTTTACAAGCGGAATTATTTCCCCGATGGCAGCCCGCACGGCTGGCTACAGCACGCCCGGAAAGTTCCTGACCGCCTCGCGCTTCTTCCTGTCCGAGACGACGGCGTACTGCATTGTCGTGGCTATCCGGGTGTGTCCCAGGAGCCGCATGACGGTGTAGAGGTCAGCCCCGCTCTCAACCAGAAGGGTCGCGTCGGTGTGCCTCGCCGTGTGCCATGTGACCGACTTCCTTATGCCCGCCGCCTCGGCCCATCCGTGGAGGTACCGGTTCGTGGTCGTCCGCGTTGACGCGAGCTCGGGAAACACAAGCCCCTCCCGGGTCCCCGTGTCAATCAGCGCGAGCACGTCCTTTCTGAGGGGAACTGCCACCAGCTTCCCCGTCTTTTTCTGCCGCTTGACAATCTCCATGCGTGTAATGTCAATGTCGTCCCACGAGAGCCTCTGCAGGTCGCTCACGCGGAATCCCGTGCAGCACCCGAAAAGGAACGCCCGCCGTATCTCCTCCTGCAGAGAGGGGGACATGCAGCCCGGACGCTCATAGGGGGTGACGGCCATCCTGCGCACCTCCTCGG